GACGTTTTGATTCTCTATAATGAATCTTTGATTTTTTAGAGATGTGTTAACAACATAAGTGTTAGTTACTAAAGTTCCTTCCCTTATTTCAATGTTGTCAAATGTAGCAGATCCTGAAACGATTGCCTGCTTAATATCATCAACAACAGAAAACTGATATAACGTGTTATCATAGTTCGCAATAAATCCAGTTCCCTTCTTCAAAACAATTTGACTGTCAACAGGAACAGATCCACTGAATGTTGCAGTGAAGGATACCTTTGCTGTTGGTGCAATGACTGACTTTGGTGTGTAACCAAGTTGCTTTGCAAGTGCAACAACATTGTCTCTTAGAGTTGCAGACTCCAAAAACAGCTCATTAACAACCATGTTGGTGTTAAATGCTGTATAGTAAGTGTTATATGCGAGAACATCTAATAGAACACTTAAAGTAGAACCTTCGAAGTCATAATCGGTAAAATCCGATGTACTACTGATGTACTCTTTAAGAGCTATTCTTATTTGATCGTAATCTAAATTAGATACCTGTGTATATGGCATTATCGTGTTCTCTCTAAGAATACATCTATTCCAATGATCTCATCCTCTCTGCCAAGAATTATTATGGTCATGTCAACATCATAACCATTTGCATCATAATTTGGAAATACGTCAATTCTGTCAATTTTTATTCTTGGTTCGTAATTAACTAAAACTCTGTTAATCTCGTCCTTAATCAAAGCACTTGATGCAAAGTCAAAAGGTTCGAACAACAAACGAGGAATTTTTGATCCAAGTTCTGGTTGAAAGAACCTTTCTCCTGTGCCAGTTAATAATAAATTAGAAATCGCTTGCTTAATCGCAGCAGAATCTTTCGAGACAATCAAGTCATCCGTAACAGGATGCTTCTTGAATGTCACATTTAAATCCTTGTAAGTAAACGATTGAGGCATTAGATGAGAATTTTTTTATATTTATCCCATCATCTATGTAGGTCACTCGTGCCAACGCTCTACAAAATCATCAAAACCACCAGCACCTCCACAAGGGCGCTCCATGCGGTCTTCTGGAAGAGGATATAGTTCGTCCCTCTTCTTTGCTCTACGCTGCTTTGTAGCGGCATCTAAGAGGCGATCACTGTCCGTTTCGGTGATCAGTGTCATACCTTCTTCGATAAACTCTTCACTTTTGTCTACTGGAAATAGTCCCATTGGTTTTCTCCGTTAGAAAGTTTGATTAGAACTTTTTACGGGGTTGCTATCCCTTTTGCGCGGCGTTTTCGGCGCTTAGGTCCAATGATTGTTAGGTCTCTCCCACCAAAAGTGTAAATCCTCTACATTATCATCATAATACAATGAAACCAGATCACTCTTATATTTACTACGAACGTTCTCACAAAGAGATAATGTGTAGTAATTCTTCTCGGAGAACTTCTCCATACTCTGAGTAATCCATGTATAGTTGCCACCTCTGATGACACCTGCCTCACATAACACAAAGTTGTCCCAGTCTAACAACCACTCCGCAAAATTTAACTCAAAGTTAATCATGTATGGAGAGGGATTTTCATCAGGAAATGGCACATTTACTGCCTCAATATGAAAAATCTCTCGATCCACTGTTAGTGAATGCGAGAGATGTTGAGTTACAATACTTGAGTAATCAGGAGAAACACACAAAAAACATGTCTTACTGGGGTGAATATCCCAATCAGACATTTTGATCTTGTATGACATCTCCTGAATGAGTGCCATCTCTTTATCCTGTGAGATGAACAGTAAATCTTTCATTATTTTCCTTGTCCCCGATAACGCTTCTTAGCAGAATTACGACTGGTAGCAGAATATTTTGTGTTCTTGCTGCTTCCTTGCCGCGTGGTTTTGGGTTTCGACTCAATAATCTTGTTACCACTTACACCAACTTTGCTTCGTGCCATAATTATGCTCCTGTTATTGTTTGTGTTCCAATCTGTATTGTAGGATAACTGTACGGTCCTGTCAAGGTCCTTGGTGTACTTATTCCAGTAAGTAAATCTGCCTCATCACCAGTAACTGCGAATAACTGTCCATTGATAAACACATTCTTGTTAATTACTGGATCGATCCTTCGTATTCCTGGTTGGCATGGCAGAGGAATTAAAGGATTAATCTTTATCCCAGTAACTTGTGCTGGTAAATTTAATGAATTGTATATTTCTACTGCTTCACCCTCAGCAAATACATTCGGTGAAACGTATGGCGTACCTCCAAGAGGCGCTGAGGGATATTCGCAATTTCCATCGATACTTAAAGTATCTACTGTTTCTGGTCCAACAATATTTGGCATTGTATCTCCTCAATACTATTATGCAGATAATCTAAAGTCTCAGCTATCGTCTGATACTGCGTCGAAGACGGCGGGCGGTACATCAATTGCGGTCTCTTCAGTGATTCGATCTCCTGCTCCATCTTTTCGATACGTTGCAGCATTGGCAATAAAATCGTCTCCAATTGCTCCTTGTCCATTATCTACCTTTCCAAAACTATTCAGTGCCCGATCTTCAAGTTCATCACAGAATGCATCGAAATTACTTAAAATCTCTTGCCTCTTGTCAGTATACTCATTGTAATCAAAATCTTTCATTATCCCTTAAAAGACTACTGATATTTATTCACATGCTACCGTATTGCGATAACTCTCAGACAAATATTGCATATTCTCCTTCCTACTGCACCATCGCAGATTATTGACAGCATTATTACTCTTATTCATATCGATATGGTCAATCTCTGCGTGTACCTCAGGATTCTCAATGAGAGTCTCTGCAACAAGTCTATGCACGTAATATCGAATCTGCTTCTGAAACTTTCCATTCTCATCATACAATGAGATGTTCACAGCATCATATCGACTCTTCGGTACACCTCCCCTCTTGTGGGGCTTTAAAGCATACACATTACCATTGTCATCCTCACGATGCACTACACCGTCCTCAGAGACATAATACCGTGCGAACTTTGTGGGAAATTTTTTCATGGCGGATTTTTTTTATTTGCAAGAATTCGGTTTTCGAAAATCATAACACCTTTTTCGAAATATTTCAAGGTCGCTGGGATACTTTTGTAGACTAACGGGACCCATCGAGTTTTCGCTCGGCCCGCCTACGTATAACATAGGGGGCATAATTAACTGCCCCCAGTGTCACTAACTAAACTGCTGCTAACTTCTTACTTAGTAGCAGTGCTGTGTGTTGCTTTGGTCTGTAAGGCAATGTGATAATCTTACCTGAAGGATGCTGCCATAGTTGATGCTTTGCTCCGTTGCGTTGTTTAATCCATCCGTTGATCTTAGCGATCTTCTGTAGTTGCTTATCTGTCATGAGTTAGTGTAGAGAATTCAACCGAAGGTGGGCAGGCGGTCGATCGCTTCCTGTTGGAAGGTCTCACCGTAGACGCCTGCGATCATGTAGGCGCTGTGTGCTGTGCCCTGCAGGGTGTTGCTGTTGACCCATCCTGTCTGGCGGGTGGTGATGTCAGAGGCAAGGCGGAAGCAGGTGGGGAGGCGCTTAGTCATGGTCTGTCGGTTGGTTGTTTCTTTGAAGAGTCTACAGGATGGCGGGGTCTTTAGGTGACCCCAAACCTTAAGAGATCAGGAAGGAATCGTCCCTCCCATCATGGCGCTGTACTGTGAGATGGGGAGAACTTTCATCAGCACGTAACCAAACTCACGCTCAAGTTCTGCCTTGTATGCCTCAGCAGTGGACTGACAATCAAAGAGACGGAGAGAATCAAAGTCCTCTCCCTCGTAATTAAATCCACCGATGACGGCGATGCATTTGGGGTTGTTCATTGTTTCGTTTCTCATGCTGTTAGTCTACAGGCAAGGGGGGCAACAGAGACCCCCCTGGTGTGCGGTTCAGAGATCGCCCATCATCTCGTTCATCTCGTCTGCATCGATGGCGACGCTATCCCATGCCACGCCGTCGCCAGTCTTGGCAAGGTGGCGACCGATCTGCCCGTCAGTCATGCAGCGCACGAACTTATCCCAAGGGGTTTCGTCATCAGAGCAGAACTCGACACACGCCTTAGCGGTGTTGTAGAGGAACTCATCGTTCTGCACCCACAGGGCAGCATTCCAGGTCTCGTAAGTTGCCCAACCGTTGAAGGTGCTGAGGGTAGAAGCGGTCATGATCTCGGTTCGTTTGGTATGTGTAAATTCTACAGGCAGTGCCGCTCAGTGGCGGTCGCTGATGTTCCAGTTGGTGGACTGGTTGGGTTGGATCTTGCCTGCCCTGACTGCCTGCCTGTATTCATGCTCTGCCTGCATCTGACGTTGGTACTTCTCCATGACGGTCAGCATCAGAGGGGAGGGGTTCTCGTTGTGGATAAAGAATCCTGTTCTGGTCGTTGCTTTGTTTTCCATGCTGTTAGTATGGCAGAGATGGGAGCAGAAATCAAGCGGTAGTGGACACTTTGTCCGACCGTCCACTTGCGGATGACCTGGGTTATACACAGGGCAACAAGTTTGCTGGTCTTTTTATACACATACCATGGCAGAAGTTCCTCGTTGCAGAATGTCGGGATGATCAATTGATTGCCGCGGCCAATGTATACAATGAAGGGGCAATTGATGCCCCTCAGTGTCACTCAGACCAGCAGGTCTTTAGCAGCAAGAGCACCCAATCGCATACCAGAGCGAAACTCAGTGACAAAGAATTCAGTGCCATTGTAGAGACGAATGAACCACTCATAGTTCTTTTGAAATACACCTTCGCCAGCAATACCATGCTCAGTCATGATAGCATTGAGACGAGATTTGGTGGTATTAGATTGCCAACCACCATCGTGAAGTTTGATGAAATTGTCACCAACTTCAGCAATCAGATTACCGTGCAGAAAGACAAAAGAAACACCGTCATGATTGGTCACTTCAGTGTTAGCAGACTTCCAATCTTTGCCCTCGCTGATAGCAGCATTCATTTGGGTTTCGATCTTACGCATAAAAGAAAAGAGTTGGTTTGAAGTGTGGAGAGAGAGATCGGGTCTCATTCCCCCCCACATGAACTACAATACAGGATCAGGGGTCAATTGCAAGGCGGTGTGTGCCACCTTGTCCACTGTCACAGACCGTTGAGGAAGTCAGCAAGGGCATCCTTATAGTCTGCCTCAGTGGCAAAGGTGCGACCATGAATCACACGAGGATAGGTGGCATCGATGCCAGCATGGGCAACTGCCTGGCAGTCTGCCTCATCGTATCCCATCTCCACCAGGGTGGCAATGTAGGGGTTGTTGGTTTGAGTTTCGTTTGTCATGTAGGTATGATTGCAGAGAATCGGGTCAATTGCAAGGGGGGTTGTGCCCCCTTGTCCACTGTCACCCCAGGAAGGTGGCAGGGTTGCCGTAGTCTGCAATATGGTGACCGTTGAGACGAATCTCAGCGTACCCGAACTCCTCTGCCAGGGAGAGGCACAGATCGTAGGCGCGACCCTCATCACAGACGGACTCGGACTCGTAAGGGGCAGAGGGGACTAAAACTTCGTAACGCATGTTTGGTTTGTTTGGTATGCAACCATTATAAGCACGGGGTCGGACGCTTTGGGGTCAATGGTGGACAGATCAGTGATTGACCTGTGGAAAAAAAGTTTTCCACAGGCGGCTGACCTGAGTATCATTTAGTGGGGAGATTGCCTCCCCTAAGTGTTAATTAACGACTGTGAGTTCTACATTCTTTGCCATCCAAATCTGTTCGATGATATCATCAAGGATGGCAATCTGTTCATCGAAAGTATTATCTTTCGTGATAGAACTACACCTGATAAGTTCACCTCTACGGTCTACAAGTGCCATTCTTAAGTTAGTGCCAGAAATGTTCATTGTTGTGTGTGAATAAAGAATGAATGAGTGAGTGTTACTTAACCTCCAAACATTTCAGCGAAAAGATCATCTGCAGATTCAGCACGTTCCATCATCTCACACTGACGATCAATGGCATCACGCATAGAAACTAACACCATTTGTTCTGTCTGCAACCATGACATCTTGACATTCAGTTCGTGTAACTTATTGTTGATTTCTACACGATCGAGTCCATCAACAGTGGTGACTTTGTGCTCCATGTTGTTAATAACTCGTGTGGCGTTGTTGTCAATGATCATGAAAAAATTCCGAACATGTATACAATACACGATTTTGGGGTCTGTGCCGTGACCTTGTGACAGTTAGTCAACCGCCACCGACGACGTAGGAGACCACACCAGTTTGATGTTCAACTCCCTCGATGACCTTATAGTCACCGTCTGCAATTGCAGAGTCAAACTCATCAACCCAGAGTTCAAAATTCTCAGCGAAGATCTCCCTACAAGCATCTAAGGAAGGAGCGGCAATAACTGCCATTCCAGGGGTGTAGTCATAGAGTACTTCGCTGATTATGTAGAGATTGTTCATTGGGTTCCTTTGTTTAGCATGTATACAATACAGGATCTGAGGCAGAAATCAAGCGATAGTGGACAGCATGTAGATTGTCCTGTGGAAAAAAAGTTTTCCACAGGCAGCTGACCTGGGTATCATTTAGTGGGGGGATTAATCCCCCTAAGGGTTACTTAAGCAAGAAGATTATCAATCACACGTTCAACATCTGCCGAAACTTCAATGCCTTGAGATTCACAATAATCAAGACACATTTGAAAGTCAGGTTGCATCTCCTCTACGAAATCATAGAGGGTTTCAAATACAGTTTGAGAACAAGTCATAATGTTAGTTAGTGAGTATTATTCAGGACGAAGTTTGACTGTAATAATCTCAAAGTTTGGGTGTAACTCTTTACATCTTTCATATGCTTCAGCAGCAGTTTCTCTCATGTAAGAAAGCACGTCGTGCATTTCTTTTTTGTTGTCGTAACCGTAGCAATTCCAGATAGGCATGTGATTTAGTGAATGAATGAATGAATAAGTGTTAATCAGTCTCCCAATTCGATAACAGTATGACCGAGGTAATCTTCAACCCAGACAATGGAATTAGACTCACTATACATCGAATAGGCAACATCGATAGCATGATCCTGAGAGGAGCAATTCTCAGTTTCGTTAAGTGCTGGACAGTGAACAGTGTAAAGCAAAATTGAACTCGTTTCTTTGACCCTTCTACAATACATGATTTTGAGGTCTGTGCCACGCTAAGGTGACAGTTTTAGAATTGGTTCCTCAAGGGGGGAGATTGGTTGTGGAAAAAAAGTTTTCCACAGGCAGCTGACCTGAGTATCATTTAGTGGTGAATGAGTTGTTGATAGAAACCATGAAAAAATCCCGAACATGTATTCAATACATGAACGGGATTGAAAATCAAGTGATAGTGGACAGTTCAATAAGTGTCATAGTATTCATCCGTTTCCCTCTTGAATTTGGTAACTTTCTTTTTAGTTTGCCTTCGAATATTCTTTACTTCATAACCGAAGTTTTCGAAGTCATCATTGAATTCTTGAAACTTATCGTAGCGATCGTTGCGATAGTTTTTGTTGCTCATTGTCTTGGGTGTTAGTTACTCAAACTGTGTGTGACTATTTATTTTCAACAAGGACTTGATTCTTGATCTGTTGGTTAATAAAACGACCAACAGATCCTTTGCCATTCTTTAGTTCAACATCGATTAACTCTGACGTCAGTTGTTGTTCGAATTCAACTATATTTTGGCAATTAAAAGTGTATTCTTTGTTAATATTACTATTATACACTACTTTTACTACATTTTCTTCTATAATAACACTCTGAATAGCACTACTGTCAAGATTTTCGTAGATTTTAGTCATTTTGTGAGTTAATTATGCAGGGTTAAAGTTTAATTCTCAAAAAAACTCAAAAAACTAAAAAACTTAAATTCTAAGTTTTCTCAGTTTTTCAAAAAATTAAAAAAGTGAGTTTTTTGACTTTTTGAGAATTTGAGAAAAGTGAGAAACCTCAAAAGTCCTCCCCTTGTATTATAGTCCCTCTGAGGTGCCTAAGAGGGTCTCTGAGGACACTTTGAGGACTGTCACAGTATTGGTTGACTTTCGAGTGGTAGCGTGCTAAGACAACATCTCCTCCGCACCTTACAGTACTCTAACGTTCATTACGAACACTTTACCCCTATTTAATTAACCATTTCTTATTATTGATTCTCAATAGTCTCCACCTTATTGAGAACCATTGGTATGACTAACGCGGAAGCACCTTGAAAACTTAATATTTCCTTATTGATTCTCATTAGCACGATGCTTTGTCACTGCTATTACTTTTTGTCCTGGGTTTAGATCTTTTACAACTTGTGCTGCATCTTCATAGTCTATTGCATCTACTACAGTATGGTATCTTACCATATGATATTCTTCATCCCATGTTTGTACTGAGTATGCCATTATTATATCCTGTGAGGTATACTTTGGTTAGTAGATCATCTAATTGTTGATGATATTGTTTAGGTAGATGTTTAATGAGATCATCTGTTTGTTGTTTAAGTTGTTGTTGATTCATTGTTCTAAACAGACTGATGATGTATATGATGTTAGTTCACATTCAAATACTGGTATAATGTTTGGATTCCACTCTTCTCTTACTGCTTTCATGATGTGAGTGGGGACACCATAGTAACCAAGATGCATCCATATACAATCAATGTATTGTAGATCATCTCTATCTACTGTTGGATTAAATGCATCACAATACTGGACAATATCATATGGGACTTTAATTTGTTTCCATGTGATTGGTTCTTCAACATAGTATGGTACAGTCATTTAAATCGTTTAATAGGTGCGATTGCATTCATTCCCCATACTAATAGGATAACGAATCCAAAGACGAATAGGTGTTCCATTATACTTTCTTAATTGTGATAGTGTTGTCATCGTTAATGATCCAGTCTAACATATCACCATCTTGCCAGTCAAGATGATCTAACACTTCATCAGGTAGAGGGAGGATGCATTCTTCATCATCTCCTTCCAGTGTAACAGTATAACTTGTATTGAGGATTGTATCGTTGGATGTATTTTCTTGCATGATCTTCACAGGTGAACCAACACTTTTTATTTTCAGTTAAATCTTGTAGGAAATAGGGGAATGTTGCATAGGGGAAGAGTTCAATCTTCCTTGAGTTTGTAATCTTCAGGTCCTTGGTTGAAACCTTCGTAGTTGCTCTCTTGGACGTTTTTGGAGATGAAGTCTTTGAGGGTTTGGATGTCTTGGTTGACTTCTTCTGGGGTTTGGTTGATGAAGAACTCTTCTTCGATGTGGTCGTTGATTTGGTTGATTGCTTGGGTTGCGTTGTCAAGGACTCCAAGTTCTTCAAGAGACTGGAGTTTGTTTTGGATCGCGTTGATGAAGTCTTCTTCGGTCCAGGTGTTGAGGATACTTTCTTTCGGGTTGTTTTCATCCCAGTAGATTGTGAAGGTGTTGTCATCTTCTTGTTTGACATCAATCATTTGTCTCCTAAATTAAAGTTTTTAGCAAGTGAACTTTCAGGATGTGCCCACTCTGGACGTGCAAGAGAATCTCTACCTTGTTGATACAGACCATTAATCAGATCATTAATATCATCAGTAGGGATGACATCAAACTCATGGTTCATGTTCTCACACCTTAGGGCATCAAGCATACACTCTAATGCCATTGCTTGTTGAAACTCTGGTGTGATAGGTGTGCCCCATGCCAGACCAGAACATTCAATGTTATAGAAGTTGTTGTAACGCTCAAGGATGCGCTCAGCACGTTCAATACGCTCCATGATCTCTTTATTTTCAATCTCCGCAAGTTGTTTTAGAGCATCACCATTCTCTTCATAGAGTTTATCTAGTGCATCAAGTGCTTTACGTTCCGCTTCTCTACGCTCTGCCTCTTCAAACATTTCGTCAGGATAGGGTTCCATAGGTCAACATATACTCTTCAAGGGTGAAATCTTCATCAGTGGCAGTTTCCTCTACCAACTCATCATATTCATAGTATTCTAAATGTGCCCGATACTCTTCTGGTGTGGGATCTGTATCAGGATCAAAGTCATCATGACAGAGATGTTCATACTCTGCACAGAGAGCATCAATGAGTTCTTGTTTAGAGTATGTCATTTGTTCTTCTCACAATAGAGGAAATACTTGTATTCTGCAAGATTGTGCTTTGTCCATTGTATTATATCACATTCTTTGTATTTGCCAACCACTTCAACATTTGATGATGTGAGATTGCTCACATCTGTGCTACCATTGGCAAGCACAAGGAGGACAATCATAAGGGCAACAATGACACCAACAACTACACCAGCACCAGTGAGAAACTCTTTGAGAGCATACTTATCATCTTCAGTCATAATTGAATTCCTCTTGTTCAATCATAAAGATATCATTTAAAAACTCCAAACCATACTTACCAACAATCCAAGCATCTTTATCCTCAAAGAACCTATCACCTATGGTTCTCATATCGTATCCTTCTTTACCTTTATCAAAGAACGCAACTACACAACAAGTTTCACCATGAGTTTGAGGATACCACTTGACGAGTTCGTGCTTTTTGTTGACATCAGACCAACGGAACTCTATATTACGAAATCTCATGCCATCAAAGCTCCAGAGGGGATTTCAACGATTTCAGGCAATTTGCTCTCTTCAAACTCATGCATGTTGTAGCACACCCATTCACCATTACGGAAGACATAGGCATACTCTTCACTCTTCAGCGGATCAAGATACTCACACAGATCATTATCAAAACGAGGAGGGCAATCACTACCATAATACTCAGGTTGATTGTCATTATTCCAGCAGACACTCATATCACCACCATCAATCAACTCTGCTGCTTTAGCACGAGTGTTGTAGTGAGTGTTGAGAATACGACCCAACCACTCGGGATAACCATCCCAGTGGTGATAGGCAGAAACAATACTGCCGTTCTTGAGTTCGAGACCGATGCGAGAGCGGGTTGCCATGGGGTGTCTTGCGTATGAAACTATTATAGGGCATCAGGTGGGCGTGTCTGTGCTCTGTGTACCAGTTCTAGAACTGTCCACGTCCCATGGGATTTTACGCTGCCATAGCCTTAGAAGTGCTTCAGATGGTTCAGGAGGATCATTAATTGCATTAAACATCGCATCATAGTCTTCCTCACTCACATAGAATGTGATTGGTTGTTGATCTAATCGTGTTCTACGCTCTTGACTGATGACAGGGATATACATGTCATCATATGGGTAGATATACATGTGATACCAACCATTATTAATCTCTTCAAAGAATGCACAACGATCTACATTGTCATCATAATTGACAAATCTAAATGTGAACCCATTATTCCATGCCCACAATGAGTTTTCAATCCAGTTCAGTATCTTCTTCATCACCCCACCTATCTTTGAGTCGATCCATTACTTCATCCATAGGATATGTCTCCATCTTGCCTAACTCAATGTCCTCACACATTTGCATTAGATGCTCCAGAAACTCTTTGGGATACACATCATCTTCATTTAAGGAAGTCCAGAACCATTCTTTACACTCTTCCTCTGGGTCGTCCTCGCGCAGCAGCGCATACCCATCATACCGTGATGACGCGAGATCACACCAAATACGGAAGTTACAACGAATACTCTGCCATCCTGTCATCCAACAATGACCAATCCAGTATTCAAACCAGTTCAGTTTCGTTTTCAATTGCTTCATCGATTGCACCCCAGTTCCATGTACGTTCTATTATACCAACATCAATACCGAATCGGTATGCCCAGAACATAATACTCAATGTGCTACCATTACCTGATTTGATTTGAATGTAGGGCCATGCAGCATAATCATTCCAACTAACAGAACCTTGAAATAATGCCCAACGTTCAGTATGCAACAGTTGAATGTACCAATCGTGACCGTAATCGTATCTATGCTTGAACGTTGCGAGTGTAAGTTTCATAGTCCATTAGTCTCCCATATTTGAAATGAATTCTACATCGTGGCCAATCTTCCCATGGTCCTTCCCATCCCTCAGGATGAACCTCAACATATTTGGTAATAGGATGTAGTTTTACACTACCACGTTTGCCATTTGGCACCCATTGAAAGTTCATCCATGCTCTATCTTCAACATACTCAGGATCTCCTGGTTCATAGATCTTTAGATCAGCAGTATGAGCATAATCAATTAGATACAAATAACCAGCAGGATCTAACCAGTATTGTGACATAGTGCCACCAATGCCATCTTCAATATCTTTTGTCTGACATGTGACATTTGTGAACTCTGGCCCAAGATCAAATGATGATCTAAAAAAATCAAACATCCCCAAGGTTCTTTACCTCCTTTCTTTTGTATATTCTACCATGTTTCCATTCTGGACCAGGGCATTCAAATGTATGCTTACATTCTACACCATTATTCCACCACTTTTTACCTAAGTTTGCTTTTCTCAGATTTTCTTTTTGTGCCTCACTAATTACTTTTCCTTTATGGTATGATCCTATCAACTTTTTGGTTTCTTCTTTGTGTTTAGTGCCTTGACGGAAGTTTCCTATGCCACCTGCTCTACTTTTACCGCCACCATCAGATTTATTTCTTAGAATACCAGTACCTTTGTCTATTCTCCCAAAGACAGCGATCATATAAATTTCATGTTTGAATGCTTCTGCTTCAGTTAGATTAGTTTTTAGAATCATAATTCTATTATGACTTGGTTTTCCTACTGGTTTGTGCATAGCATCCCAAGCACGATTTCCTTTACCTTTACCAATATAATATGGTGTGCCGTCTTCTCTGAGGTATGCGTAAGTATAAAAGCAACGAGACATAATGGGAATGTTTATCTGTATTATTTATACATCGAACATTCCCATTACTCTAACCCAATAAGATCTTCCTGTTGTTGTAGTTCAACTGTGCCCATAGGACCTTTCTTCAGACGTGCCCATTCTTCATCACGAATCTTCCACTCTTGAAACTTCTTGTCAAGGTCTTCATCCATGGTCAGTTCATACTCTTTGCAGACCTTACGCTGCTCTTCCTCAAGCACCATATCATTGAATACCAATGACATAGCACCAGAACGAATAGCACTGGGAGACATACCCACACACAACATAAACTTCTCAAAGAGTTTGAAGTATTGTCGTGCGTTGAGATCAGCAGCAGGTGCAGTGATCAGGAAATGCTCTTCAGGGATAAAATCATCATCAATAGTAGAACCAAACCCACTGTATGTGGGAGTGTAGGTAGCGTCGAATTTTAACTGGACGGTTGCTTCGTAGGTCATGGTGTCTGATGTGTATGAAGTCATTATACAATAAAAAACCACCACAGTCAATGAGGTGCTGTGACGGTTTAGGAAGTGGATTATTCGTTAGCACAAGCACACCTCTAAGAAATTATAACCTCTTTTCTTACGACATTCCTCACAAAATATTACCATATTCATAAGAGAATAACCTTCAATCCATGGTAATGTTTTTACAACAGCATCTCTATAAGATGATTTTACTACATCAACTGTTTTATTAGATGTATTAATTACAAGACCCCATTCAAATTTAGTTTTAGAAATTAAAGTCATCTTAGTTTGTTTTGCCTGTAGTCAGTATACAATAAAAAACCACCCCAGTCAATGAGGTGGTGGACAGTTTAGGAAGTGGTTATCAACCAATAATACTATCTCTCCACATTAGATATCCATACATCTCTGATGGTAACAATCAGGGCAGATTACAACAGGTTGTATTACACCACAGACTTCCTCCGCATATGGGCAATTATCATTCCTTACAGTTTCGTCCTGCTTTCCACAGTCTTCACAAATTAGTGGGCGCATTGCTTTCTTTAAGTCATCCTCTAACTTGTGGAGAGGTTCACAGTCACCGAGGTAATCATCGTCGGTGTAGTTGCTGAGGTTTTCGTCTAACCACTTCATAACCTGCTCCAACTGGTCATCACGACCTTTGTCATAAGCAGTACGCATATCTTGTCTAAAGATTGGAATAGAATATTCGTAGTAGAACACATCTTCAGCAATCTCTTCGATGATTTCGTCAGTCAGTGGGTGTTGATTAGTCAGCGTCATCTATCTCACTGATAGATTTGACAAGATCAATAATAGTTGCATTATTATCTTTGTTATTTACAAACACATCGTCCCACCAATCTGCAATTACATCGTAAAGTTTTTGTTCGTATTCAGTCATATGCTTCGTAGGTCATTGTTTAGTTCCTTCAATTGACGAATTTGGTGCAGATACGTTTCTGCCATGGCATGATTATCATTTGTGTATGCTTCCATGTAGGAAAGAATGAGTTGACGCAACTCATCACTTATCTGAGGTTCGTTCTGCATAGAGTTCAAGGAGTTCTCTTTCATCATAGTACATGGTTTCTTCTTCATCCATTTGATCAGGGTCTAACCACTCAAAGAACTCATCAGCAATAGCAAGAGCACTGTCATGGTCATCAGCAGCAAGCAGTTCTTTGAAACGATCGGTACACCAATCGTAGATAAGATCGCGCTGGTAGGAAAGGCGTTGGGTGTCAGTGCTCATGATCAAAGTTTGTTGGCGAACAGAATGTTGTTGAGGTGGTCGTACTGGATGAATTCTACATCATCAGGGAGCAGAGAGACGGCAGCAGCAGCAAAATCGTTAGGAAACTTCTTGAAGAGACGCCAGAACTTCTGGATACCATCGTAATCAAGGTCTTCATGAGGCAGGACACGGATCTCCCAGTTGCCACGAGTGTAACGATTGGGATACGGTTGGATGTATTCTTTAATGTGATCTGCTAGCATGTTCATTTGACAAAGACCTCGTTGAGTTTGGTGTGTTCTTCAGTTAGTTTAGCAATCTGTTGCATATGATATGCAACATGTGCTAGGTATTCTTGCTCTTCTTCATCAACTTCATCATAAGCGATGTCATAGCAGTCATCAATGTCAACAGTGTTATCATCATAACACGTCATGCCATACATGGTATCCTTAGAAGAATCCATCGCATACGCATTACCAGCAGCAACGAGATAGAACATGGGAGTGTGGTGAATGAACTACAAGTAATTTAGCAGAAAAAGCGCGGAATGTCAACGCTTGTAGAGATAACCACCTGCCCAGTCTGCATTTTCAAGCAACCACTCGCGGTCTTTGATCAGCAGAAGGTTGAAACGAACACCTTTAGCAGGCGCTTTGAAAGAAGCAGGTTTGAATACTTCACCAGACTTACGATCAATGAAAGCATGGACAGAGCGAGAACCAGAACCAGTCTCCATGATCAGTTTGTGATACTTACGACCGCTCTCAATGTAGAACTTGTAGTCGCTGCTGCTGTTGTTGTTGCGAGACTTGAAGTTGTCCACGAGAGCATCACACAGCATCAGGCAATACTTGCGGATGTTCAACTCAATGGTGTTGCGGGCGGTTTGCTCGGAAGCGAACTGGGCGAAGGTGGCGGTCATGTCGTTGTCTGAACTGATGTCAGTATAGATGGTCTTGGTGGGGTTCGGGAGACTGATCATGACACTTTCTGAACTGGCACAGTGGGAGTGACTTCGATCTCTTTTACGTTTAGACCACAGAGCTGGTTATACACTCGGTTGAGAATGAGTTTGTCAGCAGTCTTGGCACGGCTGGTCTCGTTCCAGATGGTCACGCAACCGTCGTAGGTCTCAACACGAACGCGGTAGGTCTTGGTCATGGGTGGTGTCCTTTGCTGATGTCCTTAGTATACGGCTCAGGAGAGCAGTTCGAGCACGTCGTGGGACAGTTCCTCAACTGGCATGTCCTTCTCAATCTCGATCACATCGTATTCTTCATCGAGTTGATCCAGGAGCCAGCGGTCGAGCATTACTTCGTTCATCATTTGTTCAGGGGAGAAGAGTAAAAACGGCGGAAAGCAGTAACAATAATAATCAGAGTAGACACTACACCAACCAAACCAAGGAAGGTGGTAGTATCACCAACGAAACCGTAAGTGTCAGGTGTCATTTTGCGTAAATGCAGTTGGGATTAGAAGGTTGAGCAGCACATGCTTGATCGTATGCTTCAAACATGTTGTGATCGCGGTGTGCTAAGAATACATTGTAAGATGTAATACCAGCAACAGCAAGAATGATCCAGAAGACGTAAGTTTTCATCAGTCAATGTCAGTGTAGAGGAACTTGCCATCGGGATTGATACCCATCTCTTCACAACGGCACTCGTAAGCAATACGCTTTAAGAGTTGAAGATCATAGTTATCAACACTGTTGATGATAGTGCGACGGAGTTGAGCAGTTTGAGTGTCGTCAGTGATCATGGGTCGTTCCCTTGACTACCTTAGTAGTATAGGGTCAATCCATCTCACAGGCAAGGTAGCCCAGACACTTTACCAAGTGTCCTTCAACCTCGGTATCGGACAGACCATGGCGCGATGCTGTCTCACGCACAGTGGCGATGGGAGCACCCCACATGAGATCGATCAGAAACTTAAGTTCAGGGGCAGTCAGGGGGACTTCAGCGGTCTTCATAGGGTTCATAGGTCAGAGGGGCATTACAGGCGCTTCTGGGAGGGTCTCAGAGCGGTCAGACTTTGACACTGGGATCGGTGGGGAAAGGATACACTGGGGCATCCTTCGCAAAGAAAGGATATCTGCAAGCAATATTGAATGATATTGTGATCCTGCGTTTTGATACAGGTTTAACTTGATGTAGTAAAGATGCAGGGAAAATACACACCATCCCTTCTTTAATATCTTCTGTTGTCATATAATGACAAGTAGTTTTAACTGGATGAGATGAAGATAAGAAGGGAGAATAGAACTCAAGTGTATTCTCTTCTTTCAAATCAAGAAAGTAAACTCCAGAGTAGTTTGGTGTGCCAGGAGCAGCATTACTGTGAGCATGAAGTTCTCCATAATCACCAGGGTTATAATAGTTCCACCACAAGTTTGTCACTCCCGCATCATCAAACTTCATGACACCAGCATAATCAACAATCTCTTTGAATGCATCCCAAATAATATTTCTGACATACTGATCCAGTATAATTTGAGAAATTTCCTTATCAGCACCATGATTGTAAGTTGTAATCATAGTGCTTTGTGTATCACTATCCCACATGTACTCTTTATTGTTCTTATACTTTTCCGCGTAGTGTAGAATACGTGGGAGAAGTTGTGCTTTAATTTCCGCGTGGTTTTCTACCTCACGGTAAGCAACAAAATTAGTGGGGAAGAACTTGATACTCATATGAAATTCATTATAGTGGGAGTCAAGGGTTTTAATATCTGCATAGCAGTATAAGGTGTGGTTTTATCTATGTCAACCACATCTCCTACCTTATCTGATCGGATGGGAGCATGGTAAGTTTTCTTACTGGGTTTATAAAATCCCCATACGGATTTGACTTGCTTGGAGGTATAGTTGAATTCGTAATGATTAACGCACCAAATACGAATAATACCACGCTTGAAATCGTCAAATTCATACGAATATCCTTTAGCGGGAGTGTGTGGAAATTCTATCATCAGCAATACACGGGGGAGTAATCAGAACCTTGGTATGCTTCAGTGTTGAAGTCAGTGACCTCAGCACCGTTGGCGATCAGGTTACGGATAGAATAGAGAGCATCGGTTTTGACAACAGTGCTGAAGGAAATCATCTCGCTCGCAGCACCAGGATGCCAGACCACACGCTTGACGAAACGCTTGCCACCAGCGACAGGGAAGAAGTCAACCTGAGTGGCGGAGTTCAGGAGTTGCATGGGTGTCTCTCGATTACTTTGTAATCATACAGCATGAAAAGGGGGTCTTGCGACCCCCCTGTGACACTTGTTCAACTGTCACTCCAGATCGAGTGGAGTTC